TTATAAAAACGGTTCGCTATTTTTCCAAGCTGCGCAACGAGCATCCGGCGCGACGAGCGTATTTCCATCAATCAACAAACAAGTGCCTATGAACGGCTCAACCGATTATATTGAAATTTTTTATCAACATGCGGCGGCGGGCGGCACTGTTTCCGGCGGCGTTGAAAGCAGCGTTTTCGAAGCATTCTTGCTCTAGAAGGAGAACCCATGCCAGAAGTTACAATTCAACTTTCCGAAGAAGCTGCGACAGAACTTGCGGCGGCTTTACAGGCCCCCCCGCCTGAACCCACTGCGGCAGCATACGACGAGGCTATAATTTCCGTTTCTGGCGGCGTCATGACGACGCGGAAGCTTGATGGCTTCGTGGGCGTCACTCGCGTCTCGGCTGGCGTGTTCGATTTCGAGCTTGTCGTTGACATGCCGAATTTGCATTACGCGCCAATCCTCACTGGCCGCGTCGGAACCGGATCACCCGCGCTTCGCTGCGAAGAACCCGTGTCGACAAAGGTTTTTCGCGTGACATGCTGGAATAACACCACGGTGGCCGATCCGAATTTTCTTTCCGCAAAAATCTTGCGGTGAAGTCATGGGGAAGATCAATCTCACATTAAGCGAGGCTATCGCAGACGAGCTGTCCCAAGCACTTGAGGCGGCTCTTGCACCACCTCCACCTATCCCTTTAACACTTGAGGAGAGAGTTGCGGCGCTAGAGGCGCGCAAGTTTCGCCCGTTACGCACCCCATTTAATGCCGAGCGAGTGCAGACCATCGTTGCAACACAAGGTCATCCCTATCAATATTACGTTCTGTACTCCCTGCCTCTGCCCGACATCAAAGCCGGGGATATGATCGAGGCGTTCTGTCAATTCCAGATGACCCACATCGAAGCAAACGCGGATGCTCGGTACATGGTGGGAAAGTTCTTGATGATCGGGGATAGCCCGACTGATGCAGCGCTATTGAAGCCCAAGCTCAACAGCCCTACTGCGCTCAACATTGAGCGTCTACGTGTGCATGAGCCAATACATCACTTCGGGGATTACATCGCGCCGCAAGACCTGACCGGCAAGCATCTAAACGCTGTCGTTTATTCGCAACGTCTCGGTGCTGCTGGCAATGGCACGATCCGCGTTGACCAGGGATATGGCCATCTGTCGGTGAAGATATGGCCTGCGTCAATGATATCTTAGAGAACGGAGAAATTATGAACCGCGCCAAATTCTACGAATCCCTTCGCGCCCGTGGTTCGGGCGTGTTTGGCACGTCTCTCTCCGCTTCCCAGGTAGAAGGCATGGAGGGCATTCTTGACGCTTTCGTTACCCACGGTGACGGTAGCGGAAAAACTCTGGCCTACGTCTTGGCGACAGCCTACCACGAAACCGGCGCTAGGATGGTTCCTGTTCGTGAAGGATTTGCAAAGACGGATGCGGGCGCAAGGAAGGCCGTTAATGCGCTCGCCAAAAAGCGCGGTCCTGCAAGTGCCGTTGCTCGATACTCTCAGCCTACGGGAAAATATGGGCATGTGTATTATGGCCGGGGCCACGCCCAGCTTACGTGGATTGAAAATTATGAGAAGTCCTCATTGGATGCTGCATATGACCTTGTGGCATACCCCGATAAAATGCTTGATCCGGTCATCTCTGCCCGCGTCCTTATCCGTGGCTTGATGGATGGCCGATGGAATGGGCAAGGGAAAGGAGTTGCGTTCTATCTCGCCAAGGATGATCTCAAGAACGCCCGTCGCACGGTCAATGTCACTGACAAGTGGGAATTGATCGCAGGTTATTACAACGCGTTCCTGAAAGCCATAAAGTCAGCGGGAGGCGTACCGGAACGCAAACTAGTGGTGGTTGACGATCCAGGCCCCAAGCCCGCACCGCCGTCCTCTCCTGTACCGAATGCCGCCATTGCAGCCGGTGGGGTCGCAGCGGTTCTTACTGCCGCGTCTGCATTTTTCTCAAACCTGCCGTGCCAGTGGTTCGGCCTAATGTGTGGGTGATCACATGGTATTCGCATTCCTCGCCCGCTGGCGCACATGGGTAGTCAACACTTTCCTTGTGGCACTGACGCTGGCCCCGGAAGTTTTCAATTCTCCGGAAATCCTTGCCATTGTTCCGCAGGATTACCAGCGGTATTTCCTGGCGTTCCTGTTCATTCTTAACATTTGGATGCGCCCTCGCCCCGCCGTCTTGCCATCTGACCCGGAGGCGAAGAATGCTAAGCTGGCTTAATATCGGCATTGGTGCAACCTTGGGTGCGCTCTTGGCCTTTGGTCCTGCGTTTTTCTATGGTAAAAGTGTAGGCAAAGCGGATCTTGTGGTTAGCCTGCAGGAAGATCGGGCCAAGATAGTCAAGGATGGGAAACAGATCGATGAAAGTGTTTATTCGGCTGATGATTCTAGCCTCTGCGTCCTTCTTGGTGGTTGCCTGTCAAACGACGCCGAATCTCACAAACCCATGTGACGTATTGGTGCCAATTAACCCAAAGCCTCAGACAAACACATATCTTGTTGAAAATGATCGCCCTACAGCCGAAAGTATAGCCCGCAACCGTGGACGCTATGAGCAATATGGCTGCATATAATGGATACATTGATTCAAAGACTCGGTGAGTTTTGGGGCGCAGCTGGAATTATTTGCGCCCTTCAATTTATTGCCATTGTCTACCTGTTAAAGCGCGGAGATGCTGCGCAACAGCAAAACGTCGATAATCTCAAGGCGGTACTGCCCTTGATGGAGAAATTCGAATCCACGATGAAAACCGCCCTGAATGTCGTCTCCAAATCAGGAGGTGACAGGTGAGTGTATTGTCATGGATTTATCCAAAAGCGGGAAAGCTTGAGCGGGAAAAAAAGCAACTGCAAGGCCAGTTGGCGCAATCCTTCATGAAGATTGAGCGCACTAAATCCCAAGTGGAGCAAGTGGCCCGTGACGTTATGTTAGTTATGCACAAAGGCCGCAATAGTGAAAAGAATTAAAACCTCAATTGTGGCATGGTCAGGGGCTTTTGCTCTTGCTGCTTTTGGTATTCTCTACCAGGTCCTACCATACGGGCAAATGCTTGACCTAGCCTTGAGCTTGGCCCTTGGCGCCGCTTTGGCGACGGTAATCAGGTACGTGATTGATGCCGTGAGATCTGTCCGCGAAGGACAGACAGGAACTCATTTTCTAATTGCGGCCATCTTCTCTATTGCGCTCGTGGTTTTAATGCAGCGCGTATGGGGTATAGTTCTCAGAATCTATGACAGGCCATTGTGGCTTACCGATTCCGCAATGACCATATTCATCCCTTGGATGCTAGCATGGTCCGTTTCCCTGGCATTCATAGCCCCTGACGTTGACGATTACAACGCGGGATCGAGAGGGGGAATATGGAAGAGCGTGGCTCTATTCATAGGCGGGGCTATAGCTGGATTTGTTTTAGCGGCATCATTTCGCGTTGACGGCATTGTTGATGCGTCAATTTCCATGCCATCGTGCCATTCGTCTTTGCCCGTCATGGTTTCTTCCAAGGGTGTTTATCATGACGCGGCATCACCATATCGTGCGCTAGTCGTCCCTCGCCGGTGCTACAAGACGGTTGAGGAAGCGCAAAAGGCTGGCTATCGCGCTCCCGGGGGTTAGGGTCATGGCTTCTCCTTCAGGGCGCGGATGGCGGCAACCCAATGTGGCGCGCACTTATCGCCATTGTCCCAATATTCCCACCAGTCTGCCGCCTCCTTCAGCAGCGCCTCTGCGGCTTCTGCGCGGTGTGCATTCTCTGCGTTGCGAATGTTGTTCTGCGCGAAGTCGTGCTGTTGCGCTTCAATCAGTGCGTCGGCCTCGGCAAGCTTGGCCTCCAGTTCCTTCACGCGGGCTTCGGCGGCGTCGGCGCGAGATTGATGGAAAAGAGCGAGTTGAAAGGCTTCCTGACCTTTTGCGTTGGCTTCAGAATTTCTAGCTAGCAATCGTTCATTCTCCTCCATCAAGGAGGTAAGGGCGGAGGCGGGGTAGAGTGGTTCGGCAGCTTGCGCAAACCGATGACTTGCCTTCCCGCTCCAAACGGTCGCAGACGCAACCGGATGCTTCTCAAGCTCTGCCAATGCGCCTTTATCGATGTACGCCACCGGCTTTGTCTCACTCATGGCCGTTTCCCTCCTGTACCTCCGTTTTCGTCTCGGGCGATGGGGTCTTCTTCACCTGTGGCGCAAGGGAGAGGGCTGCGGCGAGGGAGGCCTTGGCGCGCAGGATGTAACGGTCACGATCCACGCGGCCCATGCACATGAAATTCCGACCGTCAAATTCTGCGTCAGACAATGCCGCAGCCTCGATCATTTCATCAGTCACGTTCATTCCGGGTTCCTTTCGTACAGCCTTGCCGTTCACTTCCATGTTGCTGTGGCCTCCTGGTTGATCATCGCCTCAGCGCGGTAATGGTCATCGGCCTTCACAGCCGCCGCCCCGATGCAGCCCATGACGGCAAGGGTGAGCAGTCCGTAGACGGTGATGCGGAGGCGGGTTGCTTGGGCTTCGAGGAGGATGGCGCTCATGCCCCGTCTCCCAGCGCCTTGATGATCTTTGCCTCGACCATTGCGAGACTGTCGGGGGTGGGCTTGAGGTTGCCAGCTACGTCGGCTTGCCAGTGACGAACCCAGCCGAGGACTTCGCGGAGGGCGGAAACCAAATCGTGGTGCGCGTAAGCCTTCTGCATCAGACCTAGGTCGCCACCGAACTGAGCGTGAGCGTTCAGAACGTCCGGGTGAATTCTCATTTCGCCACCTCACGGGCTGCGAGGGCGCGCGTCATTTCTTCGTTGATCCACCGAAAATCCCAATAACCGGCGATCTCCACGCGACCCTCGTCGCCGATCTGAGGTGCAACCCAGCCAAACTCAGCCCAAACATGCTGGCCGGTCTGGAAGCCAGCATTTTCAGCCGCATCCAATATGGCTTCTGCTTGCCCCGTTAGGTCATCTTCAACGACTTCAAATGATCTCGGGTAGCTAGCCAAGACGTGTGCGCCGTGTTCATTTCGGCCATCTAAAAACAAAACGCAGAATGGCGTCTTTAACGCCTGGACCATGCGGACAACGTCGCTCATGCCACGCTCCCGTTCACGGTGCTGTAGGTGCCGTAATGGCGGCGGGCGTTGAAACCCTTCTCAATGCGCTCTTGCTCGCACCAAGCCTCATAGGCCTCTGACTGGGCGACGAAATCGGGAACCTGATCTTCATCCGGATCGCCGTTCCAGCCGTCGAGGAAAACAGTCGCGGCTTCTTCCGTGATGTCCTCTGCCTTGAGGGTGTCGGTATCGAACAGAAGCACCTGAACCGTGTTGTCATCCAGCAGGCCTTTGAGGGCGTCTGTGAGGCTTTCACGAACGCGCTGGACGATTGCCTCGCCATAGGCTTCGAAAGGCTTGTCGCAGTGCGTGTACTTGCTCTTGATCAGGATGCATTCGCCGGTGTTCACATAGCGGATCATTGTCGTGCTCCTTGCTGAGAGGGTCAGGCGGCGTCTATCAATGCCTGCTCATCGGTCAGGATGGCCTTGACTAGATCCGCGAGCTCGATGGCCGCAGCGTCGTCGCTTTGTTCAGCTTTGCCGGCGAGGTCGAGAAGCTTATCGCGATCTTCCGGGTACGTGCTGAAAGGCTTCAAATCGCCTTCTTCATTGGCAACGTCGTCCATCATGCTTGATGCATCCGACATCTTGCCAATCATCGAATTGTCGAACCGGAGGGCCATTCCAATCGCCGCATTCAGGGCCGACTGGATCGCTTCGAATTGTTGGTCGTTGAATTTGTAGATCGCCATCGTCATTCCCCTTGCCTCTGGTTGCCGGGGACTTGCCCCGTTTTTCTTCAATAACAACCTTATCTCACACTTTAAACAGCACGTCAACAAGAAAAAAGCCCCACGGCAGATGAGGACCGTAGGGCTTCAGGTGCGGAGGAGTTTCTGGGAGGAAACAAGGAAAACATAATTCATTTCGGCTTTCCACGCAACTTACCTACCGTGGAATTTTGTAAATTTCGAATCACGGCTAAAACGATACCACGCGCAATTGTCTTTGCCACTCGTATTTGTTCCCGGAATCCATATCAGCCTTCCCACTGAAACTATGTCACTGCACCATTTCATATATGGAGCGCTCTGTTTTGTGTGTGCCCAATCGGCATCAAACAAAAGCCAAACAGGCGCTTGCAAACTCAAAAAATCGATAAGAGGGTGCAGTATTTCTCTAGACCAAGGGGGATTTGTAATGAAACAATCAATGTTGCCTGTAAGAGTTGTTAGAGCGTCTTTTCGCTCTATGTCCTCTCGCTGTGGGTCTATATCTCTAGCTCTAGCGCAAACATGGCCAAGAGCCGTCAACTGATCCATAAGATCGCCAGCGCCCGCGCACGGTTCACAAAATCGAGTCCGTGGCAACAGGTGCGGCGCTAGAGCCTCAACCGCCCTCTTATCTATTGTGCGGTAATAGTCTTTATCTATGCGTTCGAATTCACTTCTCTTTCCCACTTCTCTCTCTCCATATCCTGATAACCTCATCCTCGATAAAAGGCCTGATCAAAGGCGGCGCTTTTGACAGAGCGTGTTTCCTATCCACCTTTGGCAAAGACAGGATCTCACAAGCCTTGTGGTAAATCGGCAGTCGCAAGCATGACTGGATGGACGGGTCCGCATCACTCAAAAGAGTGCGCCCATCCAGTACGTCGTTGATGGCGTTAGCTATCCTCATTCTCTAGCACCTCAACAAGCTTAACCCATTCCTCAAACGCTTGCCAAGCCGCAACAGCCCCTAGTGCCACGCATACAAACGCGCCCGCCTTTTGTGCTGCCTCAAGATAGGCGATTTGCCCGTCCTGCCATTTGCTTTGCGTATGGTCCTGGCGTTTTATTTCACACACGAACGCAGGGCGACCGGGGATGATTAAATCGCTGGCCCCACGGGTCATGCCTTCCGCATTGTGCTTCATGACCGTGGAGAATTGGCCCCGCTCTTTGAGGCCCTCATTCCTAGGATGGAATGCTATCCTCCCGTATGTTTCCGGGTATTCACGGCGGATTCTCCCGATGACTGATATTTGCTCCAAATCCTCACGCGGGCATGTGCCACGGAATGATTTGTCGCCGTATACGGGGATGTGGTCGGGGATGATCATGTCATCACCTGAATATTATAGCGCAAGGCGGGAATCTCACCTCTGATTACAGTGCTGGTCATCATACCAATTGCGGGGCTTGAATAAGCATCAAAACGGATAGGAGGCGAATTCCTACGTGATGATAGAACTTTTTCAGCCGCCTCACGTAAAGCTGGAGCATAAGAACGGGCAAGCTCTCGGCATATTTCCTTAGTGGCATAATCTACATATTCGCCATTTCTGACGAAATCTTGGTATGCTTTTGAAACTGCGTCAGAGGCGGTTCTTTCGGCTCTATATGCCCGAAACTCTAATTCGGACAGCTCCTTATTTAGCCGTTCAATCTCTTCTCTGTGCGCTCGCTTTTGATTTCTTCCGTATCTATTGCCCACTTTTTGCTCCTTCACCGTAACTTTAAAAACCTTATCCCGCCCGCCTCACAATGTCAATCGTCTCCACCTCATCAGCGGGCAGATTGTACGAATGTACCTTGAAAAATCGGTCATCCGTCTTGCGATAGCCAACCGTTTTCGGTTTCACGTTGCCGTTATCCGTCACGTCCATGAAACGTTTGTGTTCTGGGCTTCCCGGAAATAGCCATACCGAAAACTGCCTGTAAGGCGTTACCCAATCGACGCGCAACGTTTCCTTTCCTGATCTTGCGGAAATCGTGGCCTTACATTCCATCGCCAAAACCTCATCGCACTGTGGCAAATGGGGGTCGCGTTTCATGGCTTTGAATTCGCCCCGGAGCTTTTCATTGGGGTCTACTATCTCCGCCTTGCAAACATAGCAGTATCGGGCCGCGATATCGTTCGGCTCCTGGCATTCAGGGCACGGCTTGCCGCTCCAGCGGTACGAACAACGGTCAAGCTTTCCTGCCCCTACAGAAACATACCCAAAGCAGCGCCGCCCGTGGTGCGCGGGCATGGGACCATATTCTGTCTCGACACGCGCCCCAAACACGTCAAGGCAATAACCATTCTCATCTACGGGATAATCCTTGTACTGCTCTTGGCAACTGAAGGAATTTTGATACTGGCAATCTGGACATACAGCCGTCAATGGCTTACCAGCCTCTTTCTTCATACTTGCCTTGATCACGGGATTATAGATGTCGCCGTCTGGGAAGTGTGATTCGAGATTTCCCGCATAATCCAGGCAGACGGAATATTCCTTGCCGTCGTCCAATCGCCAAGCGCGCCCTAGGATCTGCTGCAAAAGCGCGGCGCTTTCCGTCTTTCTCAACAGCGCGATAACCTGCGTGTGCGCGACGTCAAAGCCAGTGGTTAGCGTTCCAACCGACACAAGGTAGCGAATCCGACGCTCACGGTATGCCTTAATCGTTTCCTTGCGGTTCTCGCTCTCACCCGTCACCAAAGCCGACAGCGAAGGCGGCAATGACGCCATGATCTCATGAGCGTGGCGCACAGTGGCCGCGAACAGCATAACCCCGCCATCGTAGCCCCTGGACTTCTCAACAACGTCAGCAACGATTGCAGCGGTCTTTCTGCCGTGGCCCACAAATGCGCGATCCACCTCGTCTGCATTCCATTGGCCCATACGGTTCAAGTGCAGGCCGGAAGTATCGTATTGCTCGTGACCAGTCGCGCCAATCTTCATTGGCGTGATGAACCCCTGGTCAAGCATCTCCCTCGCAGAAACGCGGTGGACGCATTTCAGGAAATACGGGTTCTTTGACACGTCCTCGCCCAATGAGCGCCCATCCGGCCCGATCCGGTAAATGTAGCCATCCCCAAGCTTAAATGGCGTCCCTGAGAAACCTATGACTCGCAACATGGGATTGCGTTCGCGCATCTGTTCGATGATATCGCGGATGGTCGGGGTGATGCCGTGGCACTCATCGACAACCACGCCTGCATAACCATCTTTAAACCTGGATATCGCATTCTTCACGGTTAACGGGGTGGCAAACACGACTTTGTGCCGCGTGGATTTCGCCCCCGCGCTTGCGGAGAATATGGAACAAGCTTCGCCAGTCAGCTTGAACTTCTCCGCGTTCTGCAAGACCAGTTCCCGCGATGGCGCAAGGCACAAGACGCGCTTTCCATTGCTGACTTTGTAGAGGAAATCAGCAATCATTGCGATGAGGTGGGACTTACCTGCGGCGGGCGCTGCATCGATCAGGCAGGGCTCAACGCTGGAGCGGAGGTATTCGGTTAGTTTTTCGTGGCATTTGGCTTGGTAGGGGCGGGGGGAGAAGGTCATTTTGGCTCTCCCCAATATTTTGCAAACCTTTTTGCAATGAGTTCTGGGGACTGTTTTTTTCCCTTTCTGCTCGCGGACATTTTTCTTCTTGCCTCTTCTGAGCACTTAGGTTTGTTTTTTGCCGCTTCAGACATTTTCCTTCTGCTTTCATCGCTTCTCTTCGAGCCTAAGTGAGCAAGTCTAGTTTTTTCAATAGCTTCAGGAGGCATTTTTTTGCCTCTGAGTTTTTCAGCGTGTTTCTGAATCGCTTCTGGTGATTTAACATGACCTATTTTGGCCAAAGACATTTTTCTTCTAGTTTCTGGTGAAGGATTACTGCACCCATCGCCGCCATCAGTATGGTTGCAAAGGTTATTTCTTCCTATTTCTGATATGAGCTTTTTCTCTAAATCAAACGCATCATTTTCAGAAAGACCAGATGCATATATCGAAACAACGCAGCCGTGCTTAGCTGTGATTCTGCTCCACAGCGAAGAACGCCCCTTAAAAAAATAAGGGCGATTTTTCTTTCCTTTTCCGACATAGAAAATTTTCCCGTCACTTTGACGGCTATGCGTGTAAACGCAATAAACTTTATCTGACATTAAAACCCCGCTAAGGTTTCGCTAGAATTATACGCGGCAATCCATCAGCGTAATGGACTTTCGGGAGCTAACCTAGCCGCGCAATTTCATTTTAACAGATCACCACCCACACGCCAAGAACCGTTTATGAATTTCACGTACAACACGAACATCATCTGCGCAGTAATCAGAAATTTCATCATGCAGACCTTGTTGCCACATGAAATTTACCGCGCCTCCATTTCCGCTTTTTCCTCTGATTCGTAGAGCTTTGGCTAAATTGTCTAAGGACACCCAATCCTTTCCGCCAAGAGCCGTCATAGTGTCAAATACGGACTTATCCCAAGGCTTCAAAGCACGTGGCCATATGTATTCATATGGAAGCTCAACACCCAAAACCAGGGCGCGGCGCGTCAGGAATTGAATGTCAAATCCTATGATGTTGTGACCAACTAAGACGCATTCTTTCATGCCAGTGAAAAAGCGCTCCAACAGGTCTTTTTCTTCTTTAACGCTGCGCAGGATGTAGCGAGTTTGGTCCCTGACAATGCAGCACACATGACCCTTGAAGCCGTCCAGAGCTGTCTTTTCCCATGCTTCTTGCGCTTTTTCGTCCTTGTATTTCTCTATTGTCTCTTCATTCTTGTAGTTGGCGGGGATAGAGACGCCTTCCCTTGCTCGCTCTAGTGCGCCTTCGGATTGGTCGGGTATTGTTTCGATATCAAGGTAAGAGAATGGTCCCGCCATCACTCCCCCTCCCCATCCAAAAACTCAGCCAATTGATTGAACAGGTGCGCGGCTTCTCGGAGTTGATCTGCCGTTGGAGCCGCATGTATATAAATACTTCCCGCTTTGTCTCTTACATCCACAATCCCATAAACCCCCGGAACGATCTCACGGCGGCGGATTTCACGGATGGGGCAGTTGTCTTCGGAGGGCCATTCGGAGATGATGTCTTTCTGGGCTTCTCTATTTTTATAATAAGAGCCATCGGGCCACCATGTGCCTTCCTGATCGGCCCTCCAGTAACCGCCTTTAGGATATACATAAGATTTTCCTGTTTCCTCCCACTTCATAGGCCCAACCTTGCGCCCCTCCCGCGTCTTGTAAAACTTGCCTTCTTCAATCTTAACCATCGTCTCTCTCCGTCTTCCTCAGTTAGTAGGACGCGCCACCATAGCGCGCCCGTTATTTATCGCAATGACTAAAATGGCAAATCGTCTGCAATATCTTCCTTAAACGATGCCTTACTCACCGGCTTCCCCGCCTTCACGGCCCCCTCCTTAAGCTCGGAATTCTTCTCACCGACGAAATAAACCCAGTTGCCGGAAGCGTCGTCGCCCATGGCGTTCTTTGTTTCCCAAACGCGGACGCCAATCACCATCATCTTGCCTACCAGTGCTGCTGCCAAGTCGTCGTCATCCGGCTTCTCGCGCAGCTTGGCGAGCTTTCCGCCTGCATTGGCGTCAATGACAGAGAACATGCGCAACGCCTTGTCACGCTTGGCGACAGCCTTGTCCTTGTCCTTCACGGATGGGTCAAGATCGCCAACCCAAAGCTTCTGGAATACCTTGCGGTTTGCGTAAGGTTCAGGCTTCAGAACGTCCCACTTGATGTTGATGTAAGTCGCGTCCTTGTCCCTCGTTTCTGCCCATTTGGCGTCGGCAATCATGGAAAGCACATGCGCGCCATCCGGGATTGGGGCCATGTTGCCGCCGCCTTCAATCTCAAAGGACTTGGTTTCGGTGATGGCGGATTCGCCGGTTGATGTGGACCAGAAGCTCATGCTGATTTTTCCTTATCCGGGAGTGTGTTGAATTCTCGTGTCAGCCATTCAATGAAGGCTGGCATATCTTCAGGCTCAACCAAAAGAAGCTCATCAGTAACAAGGCTTCCGTCGCTATCTACCCTAAACGTGTATTCTTCAGACGTGCTGAATTCTGACAGTTTCCTGATTGTATGGCTCATCCCTTCTCCTCCTTCTTCGCCACGGCCTTCACCATCCAAGGCGCAAGCGGGTTTTCCCCATGCTTGACGTCCAAATCTTCCTTGATACCCAAGCGGTTCTTCGACACGAAAGCAGGCGTCAAATATGTCACAAGGCTGATATCGCCTGTGGTTTTTGCCTTCTTCGCCCCTTCCTCGCCGGTCAGGATGGTGGATTGTTTCAGGAAGCCAACAAGATCCACGCTGTCCACGTATGGAGCAACCGACTTGTTGGACAGCCGCAGCGAATACTGGCTGTAGCCTTCCGCGTCCGGTGGATCGATGCGGGTGATATCGGCATGCGCCAAGAAGACGGTATTCATGCTGCGCTTGGTCTTAAGGTATTCCACGGCCTTCCGGACACGCATATGCATTGCAGCAACAGCTGCAGGACCAGCGCCATAGCCGCCTAGTGCTTGGTTCAGGCCCTTGGCCTTTCCGTCAGATGCAATGACTTCCTGCGTGAACATGCTTTCCAGTCCTGAGACTGAGTCCACAATCAGCGTTTGGAAATCATGCGGATCATGCAGCAAAGCCTTTAGCTGATTCCACAAACTCTCACTTGTTTCAGTAATACCCACGCTCTTAGGCCGCTGAGGCGCGTCATCTGGTACGCGTTCACCCTGGGTTCTGATCATGAATGGTTTCGGGAATGTTGCGGCAAGACTTGTCTTGCCAGTGCCCGCCGCACCTACAATGGTGCAGATCAATGGGCCTGCTTCATCGGAAGCAGCTTCATCAAGAAGCGACATATTCGCTCTCCTTTTCTCTTCAACGCTTGCACTATGGCGGTGATGCGTGTTAGTGTCAACGCATAAATTTAACACGCAGGAGAAAATTTGCATGTCCCTAGTTGTAAACGGTATGACCGTTGATGAAATCATTGAAGGCCTCAAGATCCGGGGTGGCAACACTGTTGCCAACGCAACCGGCATCAGCTTCGTGACCATCTCGCGCATCAAGAACGGCCATCGTCGCGGCATTCCTCGCTATGACACGCTGGAAAAGCTGTCACGTTATATGAAGGATAACCCGGAAGAGGTTGAGGTTTTGCGGGCGCGGTTGGCTCAGGGTGGGGGTGCGTGATGGGATATTGGCGGTTCATAAAGCTCACGGAAGACGGCGAATATATTCCGTATGCGGTCGGAACCGTCTGCCGTCACACTGGATACGAGTACGCGCCGAAAGACGGATATCCGTATTGCACAGACGCGGAAATTCCTGATGCTTTGAAGCGACTGAATAAGCCGCGACAGCCATACCCTTGGGAGCGTCGAGCATGACAGCTTATCCTGAAGATATTCTTAGAGCAGCGGAAGAGGTAGCGGCGGAGGGCGCATGGAACGGCGTGGCGGAAAAATCGTGGACCTACATCATCGCCGCCGCCCTTGCTGCTGAGAGAGATAGATCCTTGCGCGAGGGCTATAAGCTTGGTTTCATGAACTCTGGTGAGGGCTATAATGGCGAATACCCGTTTGAGTTCAAGTCATACGATGAAGACCCGTATTTTAGGCAAAGGATGGATGAGACTGTAGCCGCCGCCATCCTAGGAGAGAAGCCATGAACTCCACCCTGGCAAAACTCGCCACGCTATCGGCGGTCATGATGGTGGTTGGGGTTACGGTTTGGGAGGTATTGATGTGGCTAACTTAAGGGAAAAGGGCTATCGCTTTGACGGCCCGGATGGGCAATATTACATTCTAACAAGGAATGTAAATTTAGGAGATTACATTTTGACTTCAGATTTTGAACCGCATGGGGGCGCTCCCAATCCAAAAGACGGGGAGCGCCTAGTTGAATGGCTGCATGTTTCTCTTTTTGGCCCAGCAGGGGCGAAGAAAGGAGGTGATGCCAAATGACGGAAAATCAAAATCCGAATACTCATACATTCTTGTAAATTGGCCCGCCTAGTGCGGGCCTTTCTCATTTCGGATGGTACTTAACCACCTTCTGCTTTGTCTGAGAGTTAACCGACACGTGCGCCGTCACCTTGCCTTCCTTCACAAGGATTCCAAGGATAGTGTTGACCTTCTCCCGGTCCATGTCTCGCAAGGTGCGGTTGCCGTTGCAGATCTGCCCCACGGCCTGCCCTGGCTTTTTGGTGATCTGCTTTACCAGCATATCTTTGATGTCAACGCGCTTGGAATATTCAGGGTCATATTGCTTGATCATTTCGATCTTGGAATTTGCGTCTTTCCATGACGCGGCAATGGCCCATCTGGCAAACTCTTCCGTTACGATCTTCTCTTCCATGGCCAAAGTGAGCGCGATCTTCTTCGCCTTCTCAGTCATTCTGTTGTAAATAGGACCGAATGGCCCGCCGAATTCCATCTCCTGGAACTCTGCGTAGTTCTCCTGCCATTCGTTGAATGTCTCCAACAAGGCGGCGGCTTCCTTAGAATAGGCAATAGGCACCATGTTAGACGGCGATTCCACGCGCATGGAATACATTTCCAGGTCGCCGCCGTTGGCGATATTACAAATCCGCATCATCATCCCCATTGGCATAGACGGCGGCGAAAAGTTCTTGCGGGTTCGCGGGTGGTCATCGTCCTCAGCGCACAGGAAAGCACGGCCAAGCAAGCCATTACTGGCGTTGTGAAGATTCATTGTCGGGCGCAACTGCCCTGGCGTCGTCACCCCGAATATGGAGAGATATGGGCAGTTAAGACTTTCAGCATTTAGCCTTGCCTTCAGGTTTTCAAGCTTTCGTGCTGAATATCCGTTCTCGTCTTCGTTCTCTTCCACACGCTTTTGATGCTGCGCGTATTCCGCCTTGATCCGTTCCCGCAAGTCACGACGATGCTTGCCGTTAAGAGGATGGTCCTCGCCAGACTTGGTGAACAGATCAAGGATCGCCTGTATGGTCCCGATGTTGTAGCTGGCGACGTTTGCCTTTGTGGATGACACGTTTCCAAGCTTGTCCCCGATTTCGTCCATGACGTAGTTTGCCGATTGATGTTCGATTAGATTGTCAATCATCTCGCGTTCTGATGTGATACCGCCATAGGTGGTTTCACCCAACCCAGCCGCAGAGATAATCGTCCTGACCGCTCCAAGCACCGGACCCTTGCCGGATGCCGATTGCGCGGAACCTATCACGATCATGTTAGACCGCGTGTTCTGCCCATCAGTGCCAGCGTGTCGCAATCCACCGATAACGGATAGTGCATAGACGGCCCCCATTGCCGATAGGTATCTTCGCGGCTTTGAACATCTTGCATCGATCCACCTTGCAAGTTCCCCGGCAAACCCTGGAGGCTGCGTAATGTCGATATCGTCAAGTGGTATCGGGAAGTTGTCGATTTGGGCAAGACGATAATCAACTCTGGTTTCTTCCTGAATAGGATCTCCAGCCGCTACCGCTGCCTCAAACTCTTCTGTTGCTGCTTGTTCCTTGTATGCCCATGAATACCATGCTTCCGGGATGACGACGTTTTCCAGTTCGTCATAGGGGCGTTTCCAGCCGTTGTCAGCTGCGAGTTTGAAGATTGTTCCGGCTGTTACAGGTGCGACACCTACCTTGCCGAATCCGCCCCATTTGTAATTCACGTCACGGGCGGAATATTCCTTACTCTTTGATGACCATCCATCCCAGATCGCCAGTCCATCGCCATTCGTGGCATGGTGAATAGCCATGCCGATGTTGATCCATTCATGGTAGTCGTCATAGCAGGTGACGTGCTCCAGTGCCGACTTCAGCAGGAAGTCAGTCACTACCATGTCTTCGCCGTCGTGCTGGATGCGTTCGTAAGCTTGGGGCTTAAGAAGTTCGACCAATCCGTCAGGAGCTTCGTCTATGTCTTCGACTGAGCCTGATAGAACCGTGTATGCACGGCCAGAGCGATGCATAGAGCCGGGGCCGACGACCATCCCAGAGTGCTTGAAGTCGATACCAGGGTATTCCTTGACGTTCTTGGAAACTCTAACGCTTGGATCAAGTTTGAAATAAAGATGCCGAGATCCGCCGCCGCTGCCGGTTTCGACAATGAGGCCGCACCCTAATATTTCTGGGAATTGCTGAACCAGATTTTCATACGATTCGACGCCACCATTTCTAGCGTCAACGTCGATGACCAGGAGGTTGCTAACAAGTACGCCGTAGCCGCACCCAGATAGCTCCACGATCTCAATCATGTCTTCTAGGTCATCTGCGTCAGGCACGCTTGAGGCTTGCCATTTGGACTTGAGGGGCTGCTTACCGTTAACGGGTGAATCGTATTCTGGATCAATGGCCTTAAGCAGTAGAACGGCAATATCGTTCTCAGCGAAGGAGCGCAGGAGTTCTGTTTTTTTCATGATGAAGCCTATTCTACGCGAGTGATAAGGATGCCGTTAGGGCGACCAAATTCGTCTTCGCGCTGCCTTATCTTAAACTTCTTGCCAGTTCTGTAGGCATACGAATAAACTCTTTGAGACACCTTGATAGTGTCTATGCACCGAATCATGAATTCGCCGACATCAAGTTCGTCTATGAAATTTTTCCGCCTTGAATTGTCTTCTTGCGGCCACGTCTCTGATTTGATAATTTGGCTATCAGCCATTTGACACTTCCCCTGTCATCCTTGGTTAGAGGCCCGTCGAGCGCACCACACGCTCCGGGCCTTGTTCTTTTGTACCCCCAACTTCACCCGATCGCAAGTGGCCACCTCCTGATTTCAGGATTGGGGGAGTAGCATAGTACATACAATAGGCGCACTTGACTATCGTTTAACATGTTGAAAAACAACGCTGATTTTGCCGTTTTGGGATGGATAGACGGGTAGGCTATAACATACATATAGATAGGTAGGAGATAGGCCCTTAAGATGGGGTAGGGTAGCGGGTAGTCTTTAAGGTAAAATCTATCTATATCTATATATTTTGATATCTATTAAGGCACTGTATTTCCTTCACTTTCTCTGATCTTAGGGGGCGGGTGTCTATATGGGTGTATATGCCTATCTGTCTATCCATCTAAAATCAGGGAAATTCACCAGTTATTTCAACATGTTAAACGATAGGCATGGCGGTCTATTGCGTGTACTATCCTTCAAAGAGTTAAAATCTTTATCTTGCCCGTTGACATCCGCCCGTTATGGCGTATCGTTGGGGCATCGAACGAGATGGAGATGAGAGATGAGTGAGATTAAAACGGGTGGGCCTGCATATCCGGTCAGCATACCGGGCTGCGGAGACAATGGGATGAGTGGCATGACGTTGCGCGATTGGTTTGCGGGGCAGGCGATTGTGGCCGTAACAGATGCTTTACCGCACGGCGCAAATCTTTCTCTTAGTGAACTAGCTTCTAATTCATACGCAATCGCAGACGCCATGCTTGCCGCTCGCGAAGGAGAACCAAAATGACCCCCTCAACACACGCATGCCCGATCTTTCGGGACACACAAGGTTATTGCTGCTTTGGGTCGAATGACCCATGCGTTTACGATCACGTGGACAATGCCAAGCCAGCGGAGCCGGACGTGAGATCAACACCAAACGGCAGGCGCGCTGGTCTTGTGATTGGATTGGCCAGTGCGGCAGTTGTCGTGTTTGCCGCGTCGTATGCGTTTTCTCAGGAAGCGACAAAGGCACTCGTTAACGTGATTGTTGCCGAGCAATTCTGCGGGATCAATGCGCCTACAGACTTGGCAAGGTTCATCGCAACCAATGCCATGAATGAAACGGGCATGAATGGCCAGCAGCTAACGCAGGCCGGTTACGCTGCAGCCGGTGAGATCGGCAGGGCGTACGCCAATGATGGAACGTTGGGCACATTCTGCCAGACGATGGCTAAGGCGTTCTTTGCGCCGGTGGAGGGGCAGTGATGGGGGAGTGGCAGACAATCGACACGGCTCCGAAGGATGGGACTCTCATCCTCTGTGTTTGTATGAAAGCTTCCAACGGAAGTGAAGACCGGATCGGCACAATGCAGGTGGATAGATGGGTGCGCGAATACAACGGGTTCGGTGCGTTCAATAACCGGTACTGGCCTCCAACACACTGGATGCCCCTACCAAGCCCTCCAAAAACCGGAGACACCCCATGAGCACCCCTACCGAAAACTGGCAAGGAGATGATCTCACACGTGCATCCGAGATGTGGGGCCGTGGTATGTCATGCTCCGAGATCGCTTCAGCATTGGGGCATACGTACACAAGAAGCATGATTGCATCGAAGGCCAAAAGGCTTCGGCACATGTTTCCAGCAAGAATCGTGCAGTTGCAGCCGGATCTTGAGGCAATGGCCACTGTCTGGAATGGCACGACTAAGTCATCAGCCGAGATTGGCAGGCAATTCGGAATTAGCCAAGAACGTGTGAGGGAAATCGCGTCAAAGCATCCAGGCATGTTTGAAAAGCGAAAGGCAGGACCTAAGTATCAGAACAAACCACCCGTGGCAAAGAACCTGTCAACAGGGTGGCGCTCAGCAGGGCCGGTATCGGTTACCGCATACACAGAGCCATCACTGGACGATTACGATCAATCGCGATTGCCTGGGTTATTGCTTTGGGAAAACGAGGGTTGCAAATACCCTCTCACTCAAACGGGGCCGCATAGATTTTGTGGATGCAATAAGCTTGAACTAAAACCTTATTGCGCTTATCATGCCGTTAAAGTCGCAGGCCCCGGAACGGTTTCCGAGCGAAGGGCTGTTCGTGATGCTAGGAAATTTCGATGACAACCATCCTGATTATCATTCTCGTTTTGCTTCTGGTTGGAGCTTTGCCCTCATGGCCTCATGCTGCAGGTTGGGGCTATGGGCCTTCTAGTGCTTTAGGGATTATTCTTGTGGTTCTGTTGGTGCTTGTGCTTTTGGGGCGTGTGTAAATGGCAGCGCGGAAGCAGCTTTTTCATCCAGATGATGTGAAGGCTAAAATTCAAACTAGTCAGTTGATTAACCGATTGACGGAACACGCACTTTCCGAATTGCCTATTATGGATGCATCACAGGTTAATGCTGCTAAAATCCTCATCGGCAAGGTGTTGCCTGATGTTAAGGCAGTAGAACATTCTGGTGAGCTTAATCTCCGTCATTCCCTCACCGACATGAGCGATGAGGAATTGGCCGCGATTGCGGTTGGTAAAGCTTAGGGGGAGTTCTTTAGCGTCTGAACCGGCCCCCGATAGCTGCATTCATCCGGCAATTCAGATGCGAGCCGCGTAAATTGTGTGTTGACATGTTTCTTAGCGTGTGAGATAAGTAAGTCACAAGAGAGCGAGGCAATCACGCCGTCGCCCATCGCGCTAAGGAGGCGCTAAAATCATGGCTTACGCTACGGACGCAGAACGTTTCGCCCTCGTGCAGTCTTCTGCAATCTTCAGTGCTTGCCCGTTCGTTGTTCGCGTTAAGACGCAACATGGCGAAAGCGAAATTGCTTGTGATGATTTTGATCATGCTTTTGGCACTGCGTACGACTGGAAACGTCGAGGCGCGGAATATGTCGAAATGTTCAGAGTATGTGAACATGACGGTTCTCTTTTTGGTGGGATTGGGGCGCTTTAAGCACCCTATTTCTGTTTTTTGCTGTTCTCAAATGGAGATTGAAGTGAACAACCTTTTCTGGAGTGAGGCGGGGCCGTTGGTTAAATATGATGGTGATTTTATTTACATTGAGGATTTAAATCCTCACATTGAAACTAAGTGGCGCATGAGCCGATGGGAAATGTTTGTATTTGGAATTAAGGCTATCAAATCCTCCCTCGTCTCATGACCACCCGCCAACAAGCCGCCGCCGAACTACTGGCACGTCGTCGCGCTCGCTCCTCACTGGTGGAATACGCCCGTTACATCGACGTGCCGGGCGCTCCCGTATCTGAAGACGGCGACGATTGCGCACGCGTCGAGACACCGTTAGCAGCGCACCATGTCCTTACGCTGGAAGCCCTGCAGCGGTGCATTGAAAAGCCGCACGGTCGGCTCATGATCTTCATGCCTCCAGGGTCGGCCAAGTCCACATATGCGTCCGTTGTCGCGCCGTCGTGGGCGATGGGCAAATGGCCAAACTACCGCATGATTGGCGTGTCGTATGGATCCGATATGGCGAAGAAGTTTGGCCGTCGTACTCGATCCATCATCAAGCAATCGAAATACAAAGCTCTATTCGGCACTGGTCTTTCAGGTGATCAGGCGGCGGCAGATGAATGGGCGCTTGAGAATGGTAGTGAATACATGTCAGGCGGCATTCTGTCTGGCATCACCGGCAATCGTGCAAAGTTCGTGGCCATTGATGACCCTATCCGAGGAAGGCAAGACGCTGATTCCGAAGTCATCCGACAACGCACATGGGATGAATACGAAGAGAGCGTGAAGACGCGTCTTATTCCAGGCGGATCGCTCGCCATGATCCTTACCCGCTGGCATAACGATGACCCAGCTGGTCGCATATTGCCTGAGAACTACAAGGGCGAATCCGGTATCATCATGGGCCGCGATGGCTTTGAGTGGGAGGTGATTTGCCTTGCCGCTGAGTGTGAGCGTCACGATGATCCGTTAGGGCGCAAGATCGGTGATATGATATGGCCTGAATGGTTCGATGAAAAGCACTGGTCAAACTTCCGCAAGAACCCGCGTACATGGTCCGCTCTCTTTCAGCAGCGACCATCGCCCGACACTGGTGACTATTTCAAGCGCGAGTGGATCAAGGCTGTCCCGCCTGAATCTGTGCCGCCGCGCGAGACGCTATCGATATACGGCGCGTCCGACTATGCGGTAACGGCTAACGGCGGCGACTATACCGTGCATGTTATCGTTGGCGTGGATTCTGAGGGGCGCTTGTGGCTGCTCGATATGTGGCGCGGTCAAACGGCATCTGACGTATGGGTTGATGCGTTCTGCAACCTTGTGCGCAAGTGGAAGCCTATTGGATGGGCTGAAGAGACTGGGCAGATCAAGTCAGGCGTTGGGCCGTTCCTTGTCAAACGCATGATGGAGACGGCGTCATATGTGGCCCGTGAGCAGTTTGCCACCCGTGGTGACAAGGCCGTCCGCGCGCAGTCTATCCGTGGCCGTATGGCGCTATCTGGCATGTATGTGCGGGCGGATTTTCCGGGATTGTCGGACTTGATCAGTGAGATGATGTCATTTCCTGTTGGTGTGCATGACGATATGGTCGACAGTTTAGGCTTGGCGGGTCAGCTTATGGATCGCATGGCGACGGGGCCGGTGCGTAAGGAGCCTGAGAGGCAGCTGGAGATTGGGGCTATTTATGCTCCTGCGTTGCCTGGGGGTAGACGAGGGCGTTGATATTTGGTGTTGACATGCGTTTTAACGTGTGAGATAAAGGGTCATCGAAACGAACCAAGCACCACGGAGAACGAAGATGACCAAGGAACTCAAGGTAGCCCGCGCAGAAGTCTCCAACCACAAGTTCGGAACGCCAGCTTGGGAAGCCGCAATGGTCGTCGTCCGCAAACTGGTAGACGAGCAGAACGCCGCCGCACCGAAGTTCGCACACACAAGCGTGGACGGCGATGTCTGGAGTGTATGAGATAAGAATGGGCGCGATCTACAGGTTCGCGTCCAAGCGCCGCCTAAGCCGCGAGGCGACGGAAAGCCTTCTTGCCGACCGATGCGCGATGAAGCCAGAGTCTGCACAACAGCTTGTCGGCCACTGGTTTACGACAGAAGTTTTTCGAAAAACAGGTGCACGTTAATGAGCTATGACCCAAAAGAAGAAACGTGGAAAGAGTATCGGGAAGGGATTTATGTCAAGAAAGCAGGCGATCAACGATCAGGAGAAATTCGAGACGCCCTGATTGAGCTAGAAAGGTGCGCATCCGGTGTGAGTCGTTTGGGCGCAATTGCTGGGCCGCATTGGCTTCGACTGAACCATGCATTGATAAAAGCAAGATCAGTCCTCCACAATGGACCAACCTAGCCCGCCACTGCGCGGGCTTTTCCTTGCCCCATTAAGGAACCCAAACCCCACAATCCTAGTTACACCCAAACCCAACCCTAGCTAGGAGAATCACCATGTCGCGCAAGAAAGATCCGGCTATCGAAGCCGCAGCCAAGGAACGTGAAGCCGAAATGACGCCGAACCCTGTCATTACCAACGGCACGACTGAGGTGCCCCTAGACCAGCGTGAGAGTGAGCGCTTCGAGGAAATGGAGCGCCAGAAGGAAGAGGATATTGCCCGTCTTCAGAAAGAGAGTGACGGGAAGCCTAAGGTTTGATAAATACTGGTGGTCAATGCCAGTCTAATGTAATTGCTTCTAGGAATTATCAATCTAGCGGCAAAGTTCCAATGCGGAGGCCCGCGCGATCAGCCCCTTGTAAGGGTAGCCAGAAATGGCTGGGCCACTAATTCGACGCATAGCGTCAACACAGATCGGGAAAGCGGATTGATCGCAAGTACTGGAACACTTGAAAGCCGAATCGTGGCCGCGTCCGAGCCGCATGAGGCATAAAGTGGCCGCAGAGGGTTTCAGCCCCGTACAGGAATATGCAGGACTGCTGATGCCGTACGCTTAGAGCGCTCAGGCCGAGGCATCTCCCGACACTCTCTAGGCCCCGCCCTGCACCACGTAGCGGCGGGGCTTCCCATTTCCCCACGCCCGCGCTATAACTACCCCACACAAAGCGAGGCGCGCACCTTGGACGAAGACGAAATCCAGCCGGAAGATTCCCTGAAGGATCAGGAAGATGCGAAATCATCCCGCGTTATCCTTGCGGCGCTTGAAAATTCCCAAAAGGCTTTTCGCGACTGGCAGGATATCTGCAACGAAATCGATGATATCTATTCGCGCCGCGATACTGAACGCCTGGGCAAGATTTCGCCGCTTGATTCCACATGGGCTGATGCTGAGCTAGATCTGTTCTGGGCATCTTATGAGATCCTGAAGCCCGCTATATATGCCCATGCGCCAAAGCCCGTTGTTGCGCCGCAGTTCAAGGACAGCCGCCCGCTCAAGAACAAGACCGCTGAGCTATTGGAGCGCACTTCTGTTTCCGCGCTTGATCGATCCAATATTGACGAGGTCATGTGTGAGATCCGCGATGATCTGATTTTCACCAATCGCGGTGTGATGTGGATTCGCAAAGAAGGCCAGAAGGTCTGTTTTGAGCACAAGGATCGCACAGACTTCCGGCACGAGGTCGCCCGTAAATGGTGCGAAGTAGGTTGGGTGGCTGGCCGGTCATGGATGACGCGCAAAGACATGCGCAAGCGGTTTCGCAAATACAGCGGCGATGCCTACAAGAATGCGGCTCTCACCACCAAGCGCGACGATTACGAACACGGCGCGACCGACAACAGCAAGAAGGCGTCTGTCTGGGAAGTCTGGCACAAGGTCGATAACCGCGTTTATTGGGTATCCGAGGGCGTTGACGTTCTCTTGGATTCGTCCGAACCAGACGTAAAGCTGGAGGGATTTTTCCCTTGCCCGAAGCCAGCCTATGGCACATTGCAGCGCCGCTCTTTGGTCCCGGTCCCGGATTACGAGCGCTATGCCTCGCATTTCAACAAGATCAACACGCTAACCAGCCGCATCTATCTCTTGCTCGACAAGGTGAAGATGAAGGGGCTTATCCCGGCTGGTGGCGACGTTGGCAACGCCATTGAGGAGCTTATGCGCTCCGATGATGACGAGATCCTGATTCCGGTTCCGTCCGCGTCCCTGTCTGGCGACATGTCCAATTTTGTGCAGTGGTTGCCTATCGACATGGTGGCCACGACAATTCAGGGGCTTATTTCCGCTCGCTCGCAGTTGATTGATGATTTCTATCAGCTATCGGGCATTTCCGACATCATGCGAGGTGCTACCGAAGCGGAAGAGACGCTAGGTGCGCAGCAGCTTAAGACGCAATATGGTTCTGTGCGTGTTCGCGAGAAGATTCAGGAACTACAGCGCATTGCCCGTGATGCTGTGCGCATTGCTGCCGAGATTATTGCGGAGACGTTCACTAAAGAAACCCTGCTGGATATGTCGCAGCTTGATATCCCGTCCAAGGCGGATATTGAAAAGCGCATCAAGGATATTGAAAAGGCCGCAGAGCAGGAGCTTAAGGCTCTAGGCCAGAAGGCGCAGGAAACCGCACCACAGATCCCGACTGAACAGGCTCAACAGGCGCAGCAGGAATTCCAGCAGGCACAGCAGGCCATCATTGCCCGCTACGCGCCTATGCTGAACGAGATGCAGAATGAAGTCCCAATCGAGGACATCATGAAGCTGTTGCGTGATGACAAGGCGCGCAGCTTTGCGTTTGAGATCGAAGACGGCTCGACCATCTGGGCCGATGAGCAGGCGGAAAAGTCCAGCCGTAATGAATTCATGTCGGCATTCGCGACCGCATCCCAGGCGCTTCTGCCATTGGTGCAGACAGGACCGCAGGGCGCAAAGCTCGCTGGTGCCATGCTGAAATTTCAGCTTGCGCCGTTCCGCACGGGCCGCGAGCTTGAAACGCTCATTGACGATTGGATTGATAGCGTTGGGCAGGCTCCACAGGGTGAGCAGGCAAGTGATGGCAGCGCAGAGCTTGCGGCAGCGCAGATGGAGCTTGCCAAGGCTGAAGGTGTGAAAGCCCAAGCCGCAATGGCCACTGTACAGGCGCGGGCCGCTCAGGCTCAGGCCGAGAACGAACGAAAGATGGGAGAATTGCAGCTTAAGGCTCAGTCTGACGCCGCGAAGGCTCAGGCTGAAAACCAGAAGCTTCAATTGCAGCTATCAAAGCAACAGCAGGATTTCGCCACAAAGATGGCTGAAACTGATGCGCGGATCAATAAGATGCAGGCAGAAACCGCCAAGATCCTTTCTAGCATCGGCCTTGACGCACGTAGGCAGGATCTTGAAGAGTACAGGGAAGCCCGCGCAACCGAACAGAGCCAAGTGGATACGGCGCTTAAGATCAGCGGCGAAAGCCGCGCTGAACGCAGCCAAGGTTTTAGCGAACAACAAGCGATGATGGAGACGGAATAATGCCTATTGGTGGAGCGCCTGTAACTTTGGTTGATCGTCAGGGTAATGATGTTGGGGGTGTTTCTGCATCGTCTCCGTCGTTCTCTCGTTCGGTTGGTTCTTCAGCTCTTGCAACAGGTCAGGCGGCTAGTTCCATCTCTCCCGCTGCCGCAACCTTGATTGTTCCCGCCCGCGCTGGTCGGCAGTCGGTGGTAATTTCCAATATCACCGGTACCCAGCCTGTGTATCTTGGCACGAGCGCAGTTGCGGCGGCGACGGGCTTGTTTGTTGCCGGTGCGGTAGGCGCGTCCGTTTCCATTCCAACTGCTGCAGCCATTTACGCAACCTCTCCTACAGCGGCTCAGACGCTTTCATACATGGAAACGTATTGATGCCAGATATAACCGTATCTTATCCGCCCTCAGACTTGCAGGCTCTTATTCCGCAGCCCGCAACCGCAATGCCTCCCGGCGTTTCCGACAGTGGCGCGGTTGGGACAAGCCAGAAATATGCTCTGGAGAATCACACTCATGCCAGCAAGGCCCGCAAGCAGCGGGTCACCATGGGCAGTGCTGCGTCTACGTACACGTGGGTTTATCCGACTGCGTTTGCCTCCGGCATAGTCCCCATAGTCAGCGCCATTGTGCAGGTATCTGCGGGCAATCAGGACCTTTTCAATGTTCAGGTCATTGGCCAGCCAACAAACACGCAATGCGTATTTCAGATCAATCGTGTCTCTTCTGGTCTTTTGTCGTTGTTGACAGGCGCTTTATCCATCAACCCTACGCCTGTGGCGGCAACTTTACACTGCATTGCTCTTGAGCCGTGACAGTGTTAAACATGAACAAACATAGGAGAAATAAATATGGCTACTTCTTACCGTGCGCTTGCTGAAGCAGGCATGGTTCCGCCTCTTGCAAAGATTGTTGCAGACAACCTTTCTGGGTCCAACCCTAATGTCGCGGCAATCACGGCTATCTCTACGGCTGATGCAACTGATCTTGCCACGGCGATTACTCTTGCCAATGCGACAAAGGCGAAGGTTAACGCTCTTATTGCGGCCCTCAAGGCATGATTGAAAAACGCTGGTACACGCTTGCAGATGGGCGGCAGATTTATCGTGCCGTCCCTCAATCGCGTTCTGCCGGTTCAGGATCTTCATTCCCATGCCCGCGCGTCGTCAACGACTCCATAGAGCCAACTTGGGGCGCGGATGGTAAGCTATACACAAGCATGTCAGCTTATCGCGCTACCCTGCGCCCATCGGGAAACCCCAAGGGCGAAGAGTACATTGAGTACGGCAATGAGCCGATTCCTGAATATGTGCCGCCCGCGATTGATGAGGCCGCACGGGTTGAGGCCATCAAGCATGCGATTCATGACGTTGAGACCGGCAATGTTCCAGTGCCGGAATACGTGCCTTTAGACTAAACCCACACCACCTCTCAGACAGGTAGGAACCCATGACCGAACTATCTCCCGTAATCGATACCCCAGATACAAACTCAACCGTCCTTGATGCCGAGATTGATGGTGTCAAGTCAGGCGGCGGTAAAGTTGCGCCTGAACCTGTACCGGAAAAGCCGGAGCCTGCCCGCAAGTCCGAAAGCGTTCGCGATAGCCTGGAGGCCGAGGCCAAAAAGCTTGCTGCCGAACCGGATAAAGGTGAAGACGACGACAGCGAACCGGCACCAAAGGCCGAAAAGAAAGCTCCTCCCGCAGTAGAGGAAAAGGAATCCGAGGCGAAGGCCAAGGATGAGAGCGGGCAGGAGGCCAAGACTCCTAAGCCGTCTGAGGGCCGAAAGATTATTGAGGCACCTGCCCGCTTGCTCCCTCAGAACCGCGAGCTTTGGAAAGGTGTAGCGCATCCAATCCGTGAAGAATGGGTGCGCCGTGAACAGGAATACGAGCGCGAAATATCGCAGTACCGCGAATCTCATCAGTTCCGTGAGGAATTGAAGGAGTTTGACGATCTGGCAAAAAGCACGGGGACAACCGTTAAAGAAGCGCTGTCCAACTACGTAACGATGGAAAAGGCAATCCGCCAAGATCCGGCAACGGGTCTTAAACAGCTATTCCAGAATTTGCAGATGGACCCGCCAAGGGCAATCGGTGCAATTCTTCAGTCGGCAGGCGTAACACCGCAGCAGCTTATTGAGCATATGCAGCGTGAACCGCATCGCTACAATCCTATGGCATCGCACAATGTACCCCAGATGCAGGTTCAGCAGCAGGCACAGGCGCAGCCCGCTCCAGATCCGGAAATTTCCGGACTTAAGCAGCAGCTTGCACAAATGCAGGCACAGCAGGTTCACGCCACGGTTATTGCGCCATTCTTTCAGGATTTCCCGGAAGCGCAGGACGCGTGGCCCGCTATTGAAGAAATTCTACTATCTGGTATAGTTGAAAAGATACACGGCTCTAGCTTGAGTCCGCGAGACAAACTTGAGGCTGCATTGCGAATGGTTAACCCAAACGCAGGCGCTCAAAGGGGCGAATCGGTTCGGCAAGCACAAGCTGACAATGACACGCCTGCTGGTGATCTTCGAGGCGATAGATCCATCAAGTCTTCCCCTGGCGCAGTTACCGAAGTTTCGGAGCCGCATCGGAAGATGTCAATGAGAGATATGCTCGAAGAGGAAGCGCGGAAGCTGTCCCGCCGAGCCTAGCAGGAGTTAACAGAAAATGCCTATCACTACTGATCGGCAGTATCGCCAGCTTCTCACCGCCGCCGTTGCACGGCGTTCGCGTGATGTGCAGGATATTGTCTACAACGCCACCCCGCTCACCCGCATTCTTCGTGATGAGGGCCGCATTCAGTCCAAGCGGGCAGGAGGCCCGGAACTTCGTGTTCCGATCATGTTCGATAAGCTCAATGCTCAGTGGTTCACTGGCTATGACAAGATCGAAATCACGCCCAAGGAACTGCTGAACTCCGCAGTTTACAACTGGTCGCGTGTCGTCTCCATGTTCTCCCTGACCGGTACGGAACTGCTCTATACCCGTGGTCAGGAAGAAGTCATCGACCTGATGCAGACCTATCTGAATGCGGCTGAAATGTCCGCTAAGGAAGAGTTTGAAACCTCTATCGTCGGTGACGGTTCTGGTTCAGGTGGTCGCCAGATGGTCGGCCTTGGCGGTGCTATCCCGATCCTGCCGAATACGGGTGTTTACGGTGGCATTGACCGCGCAACCGTTCCGGCATGGCGCACGTCTACCTTCAATATCACCGCTGGCGATGTTGCAGGGTTCACGACCTGGGACGTAACCACTGTTCGCCCGATCATCGACCGCATTTCGCTTGCCCGTTCGCGTAACGGTCGCTATGCCGATTTGCTGATTGCGGATTCGCGTTCTTATGAGCCGATTGCGTCCAGCTTCGTGGCGCATCAGCGTCTTGGTTCGGAGCGTCTTGCCCGCCTTGGTTTTGCAGGTCTGACCTACATGACTCCGGCAGGTGCCGTTGATATCGTCGCTGCCGGTGGTATCGGTAACGTAATGCCGACGAATACGGTTTACGGCATCGATAGCAAGGGCCTTTCCATCTACACCTTCCCCGGTCAGGAATTTGTTCCGTTCCACTCCGGTGACGGCATGCGCCCGATCAACCAGGATGCCGTCGCACAGGGCATTGTCTGGTCTGGTCAGATGGTCCTTGAGAACCCGCTGTTCTCTTACCGCATCATCACGGCATAAGGAGGAATACCCATGCCCCAGGCACAGCCTTTCCGCACTACCCCGCAGCTTGGCCAGCAGCTTAACGAGGTCTCTACGGTTCTGCCGTATTGGGATGCTCTTGCTGGTATCACTTCCCCTTCGCCCAAGCTGGGCAACAAGGAAGTGGGCAATGATGGCGCTGATTACGTCTACGTTCAGGCTTCTGCGCTCATCGCTGCTACGGCTACGACAGGCACTCAGGTAACCGTCACGTTCCCCGCCTGGACCGTGGCAACCGGCGCCGGTGGTTACTACACCCCGGTTAATACCGCCGTTCCTTCCGGCGCCTACTTCTGGGCACGTAAGGGCGCTTACAACGCGGTTCCGTAATAAGAAGGGGCTTCGGCCCCTTCCCCCTTTCTCAGACAAAGGAAAACACAATGGAAAGAGAACTCTACAAAGAGGCACGATCTCAAGCTGAAGATTTTTATAGAAAAGACATCGAAAGCTTAACATCAAGAATTTATTCAATTCTCGAAAAACAAAGACGAACAATTGGAGCCATGGCGGAATCACTTTGGGATGACGCGCGTAAGAGTGAAGATTATAACTCTGCGGTCCTTCACGTGGCGGCGCTAATTCGTGATGGCGAACAGAAATCGACCGCACAATATCCAGGGCTTTCCCTTATGGAAGAGGGAAGAGTTTCTGTAGTGGCAAAAAAGAACTAAAATCTGAAACCTTTCTCAGACAAAGGAAAAAAGCATGGCAAACGTTGCAGAAATCGATCCGCGAGATATTACCGTCACGCCTATCTTTCGCATGATGGAAATCGAGAATGTTCCTAAGTCCGAAGAGGCCGGTCATCTCGTCAAGGAATTGCATGAAGTGGTTCAGGTCCGCTTTGCAGGATCTAACAACTACTCTCCCATCTTCCCAGCGCATGCATTTTGGAAGCGTGAGGGCAATCAGGTCATCACCTATGCCGAGCGCTGGAAAGACCAGTATCGCGACTTCAAGGAAGGCAATTCGCAGCAGGTGACAGGTACGCCGCTGGAAATGCTTATGCCTTATGGAATCACCCCCGAGCAGCTTTCACTTTGCCGCGCCATGCGCGTTTATAGCATTGAAGCAATGCATGCTCTTGAAGGTTCAAATCTCAAGAATCTTGGCATGAACTCCAACCGTCTCAAGGAGATGGCTAATAAGTACATGTCTGACCGCATGAGCGGCAAGCAGGCCTTGGACCGCATCGCGGAACTTGAGGCCAAGCTTGCGGCTATGTCCCGCGTTATACCTGTTGATGAGCCGACGCCGGAGCAGGCGGCAGAGGTTGTTGACATCGCCGATACCGAACTGCTTGGCGCGATGACTGAGGACGAGTTGCGAGATTTCATCTTTGATAAGACCGGCACTAAGCCAGATGGTCGCCTGAAGCATGAGAGCCTTGTTAATCTGGCGAAGGGGCTCTAATGCCGATATTATCCGCAATGCAATCTGCCTCCTTGCGCCTGAAGGGTGAAAAGCCTTCTGTATTTTTTGGTTCTAGCGATACGTTTGAAAGCGAAATCGTTGACCTGATCAATGAGGCGGCGGCAGACATTACGGATTATCAGGATTGGCAATCGCTGATTACGCAGGCAACCCTGACTGGAGACGGTATAAAGGAAGCCTTCGACCTTCCAGCTGGCTACAGTCGCATGATGCTCACAGCCGACGTTCAGGATACGAACAATTGGGTTTGGGGCTATCAGGCCGTAAACTCGATTGATGATTATATATGGATGAAAGCGCGGGGGTGGGGGCCGTATCCTGGCGTTTGGGCAGTCTTTAACAATCAGTTCAATTTTTACCCTGTCCCGGCATCGGGGCAGGTTGCGGTGTTTCCATACATAAACAAGAATTACGCCTTGGGGCAGGACGGCACCGCCAAGCCTGCATTCACGGCAGACACGGATGAATTCCGCATTCTGGGTGGCGAACGCTTGCTGACACTTTGGCTTGTCTGGCGCTGGCGTGAGAATAAGAAGCTGGACGCGACAGGAGATCAGGAGAACTTTGTGAAAGCTCTTGATGAGCTTGCCGCCAAGGATCGCGGGTCGCGTGTTTTGCGTTCACGCGCCCGCTCCCGTTGGGGTAATGTCAGGACGGCTTGGCCTTATCAGTTGGGGTGAATGCAGTCTTCCGTACTTTTCGTAAAGTTCATCACGCTTTTTCCAAAGAGCTTCGGAAGCTTCTTGATCAGAATTATATTGAAAATATGTACTTCCAGAAGGCTCACTGATCTCCAGAGATGAGCCGTTGGTGTGTAACGAAACTCCCTCGCATGGGCCGCACAGATAATGGTCTTGCATTGATATCTCCATATTTCACACACAATCCTTATCCCCCAAGATAAATGACAAGTCAAGACCCCCGTGCTATATTCTCCCCAACCGGAGACGCCATATGTACGCCAGACCGTTATTGAAGCCCCGCATTCCATCCCCACGGGCCTCTGAAGTCAAAAAGTTTGATTCCCCCGTTGCAGGCTGGATCTCCAATAGATCCTTGTCTAGCCCCATGGCGCTTGGCGATAAGCAGGGCGCGGCAATCCTTGACAACTGGTTTCCGACTGCGACCACGGCCATTCTGAGGCGGGGTAAAGAGCTTTACGCCACTCTAGGCGATGGCAGCGAAGATGTAACGGCGCTGTTTTCATACGTGAACGGTGCCAACCGTCGCCTGTTCGCCTCAACCGCCATGACAATATACGACATCACCAATGTTCTTGTGCCGTACAATTGGGAATTAGGCACTGAAGACGGTGATATTATCGGTGACGGCCTTGGGAACACGATTGGCCAGCTATCGACAGAAAACCTAGAGGTTTTTGAAGATGCGCTTGGCGGCAATTGGGTGGTTGTCCAGTTTGCCACGACGGGGGGTATATTTCTTGTCGGAGTAAATGGGGAATCCGATGGGTTTATTTACGATGGTGCAAGTTTTTACCCTTACGTCGAGGGTGGTATATCAATCATATCTTACACCACGCTTGTGACGCCGTTTACGGTTGGCGCAACACTGACAGGCGCAATTTCCGGGGCCACGGCAACAATCGTTTCCGTAGAGCCAGGAGGCGCACTGACTCTAAAAGATGTAACAGGCGTATTCCAAAGCGGGGAAGGACTGAGCGATAGCAGCGGCGGCTCGGCTACGTCCTCCAGCGTTGATACGGTTCTTGCCCCCGGCATTACCTTTCCCGGATCGCTGACTACCGCCAATATGTCTTATGTTTTCGTGTTCAAGAACAGGCTTTGGTTCCTTGAGAAGGATTCTCTTAACGCGTGGTACATGGACGAGATTGACGCCATCGGTGGAGCGCCTGTTGTCTACCCATTGGGCGGCATCGTACAGCGAGGCGGTTCATTGGTGTGGGGGGCTTCGTGGTCGCTATCAAGCGGTGCGGCGGGCGGCCTTTCCGATCAGTTGGTTATGACCACTTCTGAGGGTGAGGTTGCGGTATTTCAAGGCACATTCCCGGAAGATACGGCTTCCTGGCTCCCTGTTGGTGTATACAGGATTGGCAACCCGCTTGGAAATAAGGCGTTCTTCCGGGGCGGTGGGGACATTGCCGTTGCCACTACGGTTGGCCTGATCCCTCTTTCAAAGGCAATATCCTTGGACGTGACGGCGCTTTCCCCTGCCGCCGTTTCCTACAATATTCAAGACGCATGGCAGGAGGCGATTGACACGCGTGGATCGGCGGATTGGGTTTGCGCCCTTTGGCCGGAACGCAAGATGGCCGTCGTTTCTCCTCCGTCGCCATCCGGAGATTATAGCCCTGCACTGTATGTATCCAATACAGATACAGGCGCATGGTGCCGCTACACCAATTGGGATGCGCGGGCCATGGAAGTGTTTCAAGGTCAGCTTTATTTTGGCGGCCCTGGCGGGAAGATCTATCTAGCCAACGTCACAGGCAACGACGACAGCGAGACATATACTGGCATCTTCTTGCCCCTCTTCGATGACATGGGATCTCCGTCAAACCTAAAGGTTCCCAAGATGGGCCGTGCTGTTGCCCGCGCAAAAGCCAAGCTTGAGTATACCTTAAGGTTCAAGGGTGACTTTGATCAGAATCTAGGTGCGGCACCCACCGCAACGCCCGTTGCCGGTGACAACTCATGGGGAGCGGGCATCTGGGGGCAGGCTGTATGGGGCGGGACGACTGCAAGCGAGGTTACGCAGTCATGGAAATCTCTTGGCGGCACTGGATACTCATGTTCCCTTGCTTATCAGGTCACATCAGGTTCGCCCGTGCCGGTTGACGCCGAGATTGTGCGGCTGGAGTTTACGTATACGACGGGGGAGGTGTTGAGCTAACTGAAACTTTCTCCTTTGAATTTATTAAATAAAGGGTTTGATGATTCTATAATCCTAGCGATGTGTTCAGCGCTGTCGATTCCTCCCTTTACTGGAAATCTGTGTCTTACATAAACCGTTTGCTGGTTGTGCCTCAATCCAGGGATTGGCTCCCTAACCTCTATGTTTTTTTCGCCGCGTGTGAAAATTATAGAAGCTACAATTTCTCTATATGAGTAAACTTTCATCTTGAACCCTCTCTTTAATCCTCAAGGATTATCCCACAAGATAACCACCATGTCAATAACCACCGCATACCACGGCCCTGAATCATCCCCGGTGGAAAACGCCGTCGTTGGGCGGTTTGTCTCCATGGGCATTTGGGGAGATCCTAAGGCCATCCGAGACTATTGCAGCATGGCGGTTTTGGATGGCCCTAGCCTTATCGCTGGTACGCTCTATCACGAATGGCAACCCGATGAAGGCGTTATTCAATTGTCCTCTTTTAGCCTTAACAAAAGATGGCTGACACGTCCTGTCATCCGTGCTATGTTTCACCTGCCATTCGCGTGTCTGGGCTGTCAATTGGTCGTATTGAGAGTTTCGGAGCGCAACACGGGAATGTGCCAAATCGCCAGAAAATTCGGGTTCTCTAAGGTCTATATTCCACGCTTGCGCGGTCGGGATGAGGGCGAATTCATATTCTCCCTGACTGATGACCAGTGGAAGGAATCCCCATACAATGGGTAAGAAACAACCCAAGGCACCAGATCCCGCACAGACAGCCGCAGCACAGGGCCAGTGGAATTCATTCACGGCGCAGCAGCAGCAGGCCATGAATATGACGGGGCAAAATACCCCGTGGGGTTCTCTTGCCTATCAGCAGACCGGAACGCAGACCATCATTGATCCTAATGGCAAGCCCGTTAAGGTCCCAATGTATACGGCGAATACTACGCTGTCGGCAGGTCAACAGGCTATCTTTGACCAGCAGCAGGCGGCGGACCTAAACCTTGCTACCATCGCGAATACGCAGACGGACAAGCTTGGTGATTTGCTGAATGATCCGTTCCAGTACACCAACAAAGATGCGGAGAATTGGGCATTTGACCTTGGCTCACAGCGCATCCTTCCGCAGCAAGAGCAGAATCGCAAGCAGCTTGAAAACCAGCTTGTGAACTCTGGTATCCGGCGCGGCACGGCTGCTTGGGATTCTGAGATGTCGCGCCTTACGAACGCCAACACGGATCAGCTTAACCAGCTTGCATTGCAGGGCCGCTCTCAGGGCTTCAATGAGGCCCTTACCGCTCGTAATCAGCAGTTCAACGAACCGCTTGCACTTGCCTCTGGTACGCAGATTCAGGCCCCGGGCGCTACTTTTGCACAAACGCCACAGTCTCAGGTCGCAGGCGTCGATTATTCCGGACTTGTTCAGAACAAGTACAATGCGGACATGCAGGCGTATAACGCCAAGATGGGTGCGCTTGGCGGCTTGTTTGGGGCTGGCTTGTCGCTGTTCTCGGATGAGCGGCTTAAGACTGATATTGTCAGAGTAGGCAAGACAGAAGGCGGGCAGCCGATTTACACCTATCGTTATGTATGGGGCGGGCCTATCCAGATGGGCGTTATGGCTCAGGAAAGCCCGCGTGAGGCTGTCTCTATCGATCCTGCTTCCGGCTTTATGATGGTTGATTATGGGAAGGTTCATTGATGGTAGCGAGGAACCTAGCCGAAATCATCCCGGCAATCTTTACCGGCCCGAATGGCGAGCGCCTGACCCCTGAGCAGATTGCCCGTCGGCAGGAAGTGGCGCAGTCATTGCTAGCGCAGGCAACGGACACCTCCCCCAATGCGGGCGGCTGGACTTCTGTGCTTGCCAAGGGCGCGATGGGTTTTGCTTCCGGCTGGAAAGAAAAGCAGGCGGAACGGGGCGCGGCTGCGAACGCAAAGGCGTCTTCGGCTGATACTGCGGCGCTGCTTGATGTTTTGGGCGGCGGGATGAGTGCGCCTGTGGCTGCTCCCAGTCCTATGGGCATGAGTGGCCCGGCATCAGTGCCTCCCGCCACAAACATGTTTTCAACCCCCATGGCGGCTAACCAGCCCCCCATTCCCGGCCTGCAAGCAAGCGGCGAAGGCGGGGAAGCCTACATTCGTCAGGGCCTTGTCCAGCGTGGTTTGCCTGAGCATGTGGCCGACGCCTTCGTAGTCAACTTCAAAGATGAAAGCGGCCTAAATCCAGGTATTAATGAGCAGAACCCTATCGTTCCCGGCTCGCGTGGAGGCTATGGCCTTTACCAGCTTACAGGGCCCCGCCGCGTTGCTTACGAGCAGTTCGCACAGGAACGTGGCGTCACGCCTGATAACATTGATGCGCAGTTGGACTTCCTCATGATGGAAGGTCAAGGGCCTGAGCGTAAGGCGTTTGAATCCATCCTTTCCGCGCCTGACACTTCGACAGCAGCACAAGCGATTGTGAAGAACTTTCTTCGTCCATCCCCAGAATACCGCGATAGCCGGATGGCTAAGTATGCGTCTCTCCCTTCATCGGGGGGCGGCGGTTACACAGATCCCATGGTATCAACGCCTAACGCACCCCGCGTTGAGGTAGCGCAAGCCCTCATGCCTCAGGCTGGCCCGCAGACCATGACCGACGCAGCGCCCCAAGCAGGCGGAATTAACCCTGCCGTAGCCCGCGTGTTGAGCGATCCTTACGCAGATCCGCGTAATGTCCAGTTGGCCCAAACACTCCTTACGCAGCAGCAGGCACAGGCGCAGGCGGCGCAAGAGCGGGCGCTTGCGGAACAACAGCGGGCGGCTGAGATTCAGCGTAGGCAGCAGGTCGCGCAGCAGACGGGCATCGACCCCGCCTATGCTGTTGATGACGAGCTATGGAAGGGTGCGACGGGCAACGTGTTTGCGGCTCCTTCGACGTCTACTGTTGGGACTACTGTTGTTGACAATCGGACTGGAAAGCCGATCTTCACTGGCCCTGAGCAGATGCCCACAAGCGTCCAAGAATATAATTTCTATGCCAATCAGGCGGCGTCAGCAGGGCAAACACCATTGCCTTACAATGAATGGTCATTGCAGAAGGCTTCCGCATCGGCCCCGTCTAACATTGGCTCCATTCCCCCGGGCATGGAACTTGTACGCGATGGAAATTCTTCACGCCTTGTTGCTATCCCTGGCGGTCCTGCCGATATGGACGCAGCAAGGACCGCCGCCGCAAACGATAGGGCAGGTGGACAGCGAGAAGTTGCGAGCAGCGTTGTGACGAATGCGGCAACCCGTGCCATGGAAGCCATGAAGGCTGAAGGGCTTCCCGCAAGTGGTGTCCTTGGCGCTGCAATGTCGTATCTGCCAGAAAGTAATGCGGCGGAAGTCCGCAGGCAGGTTGACGTTCTCAAGGCAAATGCCAAGGTCGAGAACCTTCAGGCAATGCGCCAGTCGTCTCCGACAGGCGGCGCGCTTGGTGCCGTTTCGGATTCGGAAAGCGCAATGCTTGCTGCAAAGTCTGGCGCTCTTGATCCTAACAGCCCTAACTTTGAGAGGGATCTTAAGGATTACACGCGCACCATGCTTGAAATCATCCACGGCCCCGACGCAGGACGAGAACTCTTCAATTCGCAGTTTGGCGGCGGTTCGGACGCGCCCGCTCCCGCGCAAGATGGATGGACTGTCGTTGATGGCGTCAAGATCCGCACGAAAGGGGGCAACTAATGCCCATCTTTGAAATTGAGGGTGCAGACGGCAAAATTTATGAAGTTGACGCTCCCGATCAGTCTTCCGCTATTCAGGCGTTCACAAAGTTTCAGCCGCCAACCGTAACGGAATCAGGCGTTGCGGATCAAGGCCGGAAGCTTGATGATTTCTATTCGTCTGGCATTTATTCTGGTCAATATAACCCACTTGGACCAATCGCCCAATCTATCGGCGCGGGCGCATCTGGTATTCGTGACACGGTAACTTTTGGATGGGGTGACGAGCTTTTTGGAGCGATCACTCCCGGGTCATCTGTTGAGCAAGAGCGGGCGCTTATGGAGGCGCAGCAGAAGTCTAACCCTATTGCGTTTGGCACTGGTCAGGTCGCGGGCGGGCTCGGCATGGTTGGCGGGGCCATGAAGGCTCCCGGCATAGCAACCCGTGGAGTTATGTCTGCCCTGCCATCTGCAAATATGTCTCCAGGCGCTTCATTGCTGTCTCGCGCTCTTGTGGGCGGCGCTGAAGGTGCGGCGATGGGTGGCGTGTATGGCGCAGGATCTGGTGAGGGCTTTGATGACAGACTAGCGGGCGGCGTCATGAGCGGCATCGCGGGTGGTGCATTAGGTGCAGCCGTTCCCGTTGTGGCTTCCGGCATCTCCGCTGGATACAGGAATGTTAAGGATGCGCTTGCAAAATCAGACGTGGCAAAACAGGCGGGCGTCCGTCCAGAGGTGGCGCGGCTCCTGGCGAATGTAACAAATGCGGATCAGACACTAGGGCCGACAGGTCGAGCAAACATGGCGCTTGCCGGTAATGAGGCTATGCTTGCGGACGCTGGACCGAACGCGCAACAGGTACTTGATTATGCCATCCAGCGGCCCGGCCCCGGCTCCGTTCTTGCAAGACAGCGTATTGATGAACGCCTAGGGCGTGATGCGGCTGCAATGACTGGAATGCTTGACCAAACGCTAGGAACACCGGAAGGTATCTTGGCATCACAAAACGCGATTCGTCAGGCTTCCCGCCCCGGTGTCAACGCAGCGTATCAGGCAGCGGAAGCGGCACCAATCAACTATGCCACGCCAGAAGGCGCAGCGGTTGAGGATGTTATTAACCGCATTCCCAACCGTTTCAAGTCTCAGGCTATCCAGCGGGCAAATGAGCGTTTGGCATACGATGGGACGCCAAACCTTCAGATCATGGCTGACATTGCCGACGATGGTTCCGTTGCATTCCGTGAAATGCCCAACGTTGCACAGGCCGACGCCATAAAAAAGGCCTTGGATGAGATTGCAAGAGATGGAACCGATATCGGCGGAAAGATGAGCGCAGAGGCTTCCTTTGCGTCTCGCATGGCCCGCGATCTCCGCGATGCTGTTTCATCCGCCGTTCCCGAATATGGCCAAGCTTTGAAGACTGCCGCAGATCCATTGCAGCGTGTGGCCGCCACAGAGGTTGGCGGATCGCTACTGTCTGATCGTGTAACTCGCGACCAGGCTGCAATAATGCTTGATCGCATGTCAGACGCTGAAAAGACTGCAGCTAGGCAAGGCGTTCGTTCATTCATTGATGACCAGATGGCGCGTGTAAAAACCGCCTTCACAGATCCGAATATGGACGCTCGCGAAGCGGCTTCGGCCATCAAGAGCCTGTCGAGCCGTGCAAACCGCGATAAGCTGACAACGCTTCTTGGTGAAGCAGAGGCGAAGAAGCTCTTTGATGAACTCGACCGCGTGTCTCAGTCGTTCGGACTTAAGGCTTCCGTTGCTCAGAACTCAAAGACAGCAGCCCGTGAGGCAACACGCGAGATGGTGGAAAGCCAGACAAGCGGTGGCGTCCTCAACACGCTCCAAGAAGGTGAGCCGCTTAACGCTTCCAAGCGTCTTATCCAGGCCCTTACGGGTCGCACCCCGGAAGCTATTCGCGGGCAGCAGGATATGGTTTATTCTGATATTGCGGACTTCCTGACCCGCCCCTCTGGCGTGGCCATTCCGGCATTCGAAGCGGTGCAGAACTTCGGCGGTCGCATCGCCGCTAATGACGTTCGCGCAATGGAGATTGCTAGGATATTGGGCATGGGTAGAAATGTGGTATACCCAACGGTAGCAGCTACCCAAGGAGGGCAGTAAGTGCCTAGAGATATAAACGGCAACACTTCGCCGCCTTCTGGAACCATTGTCAGCACTGGTGAAACGGTTCTGCCGTCGCAGCATAACCCGGCGATGCTTGATATATATGCGATGATGACGCAATCCCTTAGCCGTGACGGCCAAGGAGGTATGCGAGCTAATCTGGATATGTCTGGATTTCGTGTAAGCAATTTGGGTGCGCCTACACTGCCGACTGACGCCGCCTTGTTTGGTCAAACTGAACCGGCCAAAACATTTGCCATTCGCGTTGCCAATTACACGATTGTAGCAGGCGATAAAAATAGCTTGCAGCGATTCACGGCTACAGTGACTTGCTCGCTTGATCCTGCCGCAACCTTGGGCAATGGGTTTTATTTCACAGCTCAGGCATCGGGAGGCAATGTCACGATTGACCCAAGCGGCGCTGAGACAATTAACGGAGCGGCTACAATCGTAATTCCGGATGGGTATTCAACACTTGTCTGGTGCAACGGAACGGCATTTTTTGCGCTTCAAGATTATGCTTCTGTGCAATCTCTTGCAACGCCATCTGGTCAGGTCGCATCCTTCGCAAGGCAAACCGCACCGACGGGATGGCTTAAGGCAAATGGTTCTGCTGTTTTGAGGTCTACATATTCTAATTTGGATGCAGCAATATACGTAGGAGATGGTCTCAACGCTACAGCCTTGTTTGGTTACAGGTGCACCAATCCCGGTAGCCCATCTACTAGCCGTTCAACAACTGGCAATTTTATTGTTTTGCCTGATTTGCGTGGGGAGTTTGTCCGTGGGTGGGACGACGGCAGGGGCATCGATAGCGGTAGAGTGTTTGGCACGTTCCAGGCGGGCCAGTTGGAGGCCCACGCGCATATCCAAAGATATTCTGTTATCTCAAACAGAGACGCGGGCGTAGGAGACTGGTTTAGTGTTGCTGCTGGTGCTGACACCAACGGTTCGCAAACTGCACAAGCAGGCGGTAGCGAAACGAGACCTAGAAACATCTCACTGCTCTATTGCATAAAGATTTGAGGGGCAAATGGCAATCCTGAGACCTAATCAACTTCCTTCTGCATCTACTCCGCTTAGCGTAACCGATCTCGTAGTCGTAGATCAAGGCGCTGGCGGTGTTAACGCTGCTGACCCACAAGACGTTGTTGACGCTGCCGCGCCGGTTGTCTCGCAAGCAAACGCAGAAGCGGGTTTGAATAACAATGACAGAATGACTGCTCTACGCACAAAGCAGTCAATCGCGTCTGAGGTAGGCGTAACTATAGCTAGCGCAGCGCAAGGCATTCTAGCCTCTACGGCCGTCCAGCCGTCCAGGCAGGTTATTGCCGGTTCTGGGCTAACTGGAGGAGGGGCGCTTTCTGCCGACGTAACTCTCAACGTCGGGGCTGGGACTGGCATCTCCGTTGCGGGAGACACCGTAGGTCTCGACGCAACTGCACAAAGTCGTCTTTTGATAGGCGGTGGCACAACGTCACAGGTTTTGCAGAAATCTTCGAACACTGATTATGATGTCGCTTGGGCTACGGTAGCAGCGGCAACTGCGGTTTCTTATGCGCCTCAAACTCTTACGAGTGGTGAACAGATCCAGGCCAGAACAAATATCGGCCTTGGCAATGTTGACAACACCAGTGACGCCAACAAGCCGGTCAGTACAGCCACGCAGACCGCGCTTAATCTCAAGGCTAACTTGGCAAGCCCTCCTTTGACGGGTACACCTACTGCGCCCACGGCGTCCGCAGGCACTAGCACAACACAGATCGCTACCACGGCGTTTGTTGCGAACGCTCTCAACGGGGTCCGGTTCAGTGCCAACAAAAACGGGACTGATCAGACTGGACTTGGAACGACCCCCACAAAGCTGACATTCACGACTGAAGTCGAGGACGTTGGTGGGTATTACGACGCCGCGAACTCAAGATTTACGCCTCTTGTCGCCGGAACGTATCAAGTGAACTGCGTCCTGTTCGTGGCCGGAACGGTTTCCGACGGCGCTCTGTATCGTGTGTACATTTATAAAAACGGTTCGCTATTTTTCCAAGCTGCGCAACGAGCATCCGGCG